GCTGGGCGGCTAAGGTTCGACGTAGGTCAAGAATTGACCATACGGTTGAACGCTTGACTTTTGGGATAGAGTATGGTATAATTAAATTGTTAGAGGGAAAGGTAGAAATGGGGACTTTATTAATGAGGATGAGAAATCTGTGGCAATAATAGGGATGAGCATTGTGGGATAGAGGTGGGTGATTTTTACTGGAGGCGATAATGATGATAACCGAAACTACTGTTATCGCTGGAATTATAGGCGCTACAGGTACAGCAATTGCTATGGTTATCAAGTCACTATTCTCTCGTAATCAGAATAGAAAAGATTAGCAGGAACATGAGGAAAATCTTTTGAAGATTGCGGCAACAATGAATGGTGTCAATCAGGCGCTTGATGATTTCAGAACAACAGTTAATGAGGGCTTTAACAAAGTTAATGATAGCCTTGATGAATTTAAAGCTGAACAAAGGGAAGTAAATGTGGCATTGCTTCGTCACAATATTACTGACACTTATGAGAACTTTAAAGAAGAAAAGAAGATGCCGAATATCATTTATGAAAGCACAATGAGCTTATATGATAATTATAAGAAGTGCGGCGGCAATAGTTTCGTCGATGAAGAAGTCAACGAAATGAGAGGGTGGACAAAGATATGAAAGATATTATAGGATATGAAAAATTGTATGCGATAACTTCTTGTGGTCGTGTATGGTCTTATAAAAGAAATAAATTTTTATCTTCAGAAAAGGTTAATGGATATGAAAGAGTAACCCTTTGTAAAGATGGAAAACGAAAACATTTCTTAATTCATAGATTAGTTGCCGAAGCTTATATTCCCAATCCAAACAGCTATGATACTGTAGACCATATAAATAATGACAAAACTAAAAATTATGTTAATAATTTATAGTGGATGGGAATGACTGATAATATTAAAAAAGCTCAAAATGAATCAGTTATATGCATTGAATTAAATAAAGTATTTACTTCTCAGATGGAAGCCTCAAGACAATTAGGTATTTCCCAAGGAAATATTAGTATGGTTTTGAAAGGACAAAGAAAAACTGCTGGAGGCTATCATTGGGAAAAGTTCTGAAAAATTTAGATGCTAATATCAGAAAACGTACTTATCAGTAGAACAAATCCCTTCTGACAAAAGGGAAAAGTGTTAATTAAATGAGGAAGGTCTTTTAGAACAGGAGGGATATGAATGGAAATTACTAAAGAACAGTGGGATGAGTTAGTCAATTAGGTAAATGGTTTTCAAACAAAGATTGAAGAGCTTACTAATTAGAACGCGGCCCTTAAAACTGCCAGTGAGCAGAAGCAAGCCGAATATGAGAGCAAGCTGAACGAATGGTAGACTAAAATCAATGATTAGCAAACCACTATTGATACTTTAGCAGCGGCTAAAAATGAGAATAAAGCTGGCGCACAGCCAAAAGCAGCTCATAAAACAGTCAGATTTGACCCTGTCGCTGATAAGTATGTTTTCGATGAGTAAGAGGAGATGATTTAATGGGTAACTTAAGTGCTCACTTCGACTCATCTGAGTTTAACTGTAAAACTTGCGGCCATGCCGCTAATATATCAAATCTCTTAATAAGCCGCCTTGAGGAAATTCATTCAATTATGAAAGCTAAGGCAATTTATATTACCAGTGGCTACAGATGCCCTAATTGTAGCGTTAAAGTCGGTGGATACCGCAATGACGCTCATACAAAGGGAATGGCGGCTGATATTAAGGTTTAGAAACAAGATGGTAGTTACTATACTGCGGAAGATATTGCTGAGGTCGCTGAAAGAGTTGGCTTCGGAGGTATCGGCCTTATGTAGGGCGCAACTCATGTTGATACAAGAGATACTGAACCCTATTCTAACAAACATTGGTTTGGCGATGAAAGAACAGGAAATGATAATATTAAAACCTTCCAGCGCGGCACAGTATTCCCAGGATAGGCTACCGCTAAAAAACAAAAAATAAAACTTTATCTCGATGACGTTCTGCTCATTGAGAAAGAAATTTAACAAAGGAGGAATTTATAATGGCAAGCATTACTACACCAATGGATGCTCAGGCTATTGCTGCTACTCTTACAGAACAGCTTGGCAGACCAGAACTTATTTCAGATTCCGCTCCTATGTGGTGGAACGGCATCGCTCGTAGTTCTTTGACTATGAACCAGTATTTTGAGACACTTGTTGATGTTATCATCAGCCAGAAGATAGTTTCAAAGGCATTCACAAACCCACTTGCAAGATTTAAGAACTCTACACTTCCTCTTGGCTTCGGCGAGAGCGAGATGTACTTCAACCCTCAGACAGGTAGATACTTCGCTGTTAATGTTGAAACTGCTTACCCTGGTGAGACAATTTCTACAACTGTAAATGACGGCGTAGGTCAGGCAAATCAGTCTATTAACCAGAACGCTCATGTTCTTGTTGACAAGGTTCCTGATATCAAGCAGGTATTCTACAAGGTTAACTACGGTAGACAGTACCAGAGAACTTATTCTGCACTCGAACTCCAGAAGGTTGCTACTTCTTGGGAAACTTACGCAAGCTTTATCGACGGCGTTGCAAGAGATATTAACGCTTCTGCTAACATCGACGAGTTCAAGGCTATGAAGGACCTCTTCACAGAGGGTGTCGCAAACGCTCTTATCCCTCAGCTTCCTATCCAGGCAGTTACAGATGAGGCTACAGCTAAGGCTCTTCTTGTTGAAGCTCGTACACTTTACGGCGCATTCCAGTTCCCATCAGAGTCTTACAATGGTTGGAACATGACTCACGCTGAAGGCGACAGAATTACTACTTGGACAGAACCAGGTGCAGTTTCTATTGCTCTTACAAACCGTTCAAACGCTGTTATCGACGTTCAGGCACTTGCAGCTGCTTTCAATATGGACAAGGCTGATTTCATCGGCAAGAAGTTCCTTGTTGATTCACTCGATGCTGATGGCAAGATTCAGGCTATCATCTTTGATGACGCTCTTGTACACGTAACAGACGTATTCAACCAGACTGGTCAGATTTACAACCCAGCAACAGCTAAGGAGAACATCTTCCTTAACAAGCAGGCTATAATGGCTCTTTGCCCATTTGCTAATGCAGTTGCTATTACTACTGCTACATTCACAGTAGTTTCTGAACAGCCAGCTGATTGGGCTACTAACTACAATGACTACTTCGTAAAGAACGATGCAGGTCTTTACATTGCAGTTCAGGGCGTAGTTGACCAGGGCGCAGTTGTTGCTCCTACATTCAGCTCACTTGTTGTTTATAGCAAGTCCTAATTCATAAGAAATAATTAACGAGGCGGGTGGACTTTGTGCCGCCTGCCTTAAATTTTATTAAAAGGAGGATGATATAATGGGATTACCAACAACAGATGTGTTTAAGTGGAATGAAATTGTCCCCTTTACAAATCTTGATATGTTAGAAGGAATAGACGGCTATCCTCAGAATCTTCTTACTTATGATTAGGTCATGGCAAACGCCAGATTACTTGCTACAAGTAGATTTAAGTGGGAAAGTAAAGATGTAATGCCTAAAGACCGTCTTTCAGAGTTCATTGAAATGTTGCTTTACCTTAAAGGACAGTGTGCGCTTTTCAAAGATACTGATGGTTGGAAAGTAAGATGTTGTGTTCCAAGTGGCGGCCTTGATGAATATGGTCAGCCTGCAAGTTTTAATTTAACTGATTATAACGGCACTCACATGGTTACTGTTAAGAATGATGATGAAAGATTTATATGGATTAAGAACAATGCGGCTTGTATTCCTACTATCTTTTGGATTGTTAAATATTGTAACCGTGTTGCAAAGATTGAGAGAACAATGGACCTTAACATTGATGCTCAGAAAACTCCATTTATGATTGAAACAAGTCCTGAAATCCATCTTTCTATTTAGAATATTTTCAAGGAAATCAGACAAATGGATGAAGTTGTCTATGTTGACCAGAAAACTGGTATTAAGGACAATGTACAAGTGCTTAAGCTCGACGCTCCTTATCTTGTTGATAAGCTTTATACTCAGAAGCAAAACGAGTTCAATGACTTGCTTAATTTCTTAGGTATTAACACAGTTAAGGAAAAGACAGCTCATATTCTTTATAAGGAAGCAACCGCTACTGATGAGTTAACTGACAGCTATCTTGATATGTTCAGTGCTCCAAGAATTAAGGCGATGGAAATAGCTAAGGAAAGAGGATTAAAAATTAGTCTTTCAATTCTTTCAACTGACGAGGAAGACGTGGATGGAAATGAGGCTCTTAACCGTGATAACAATGGTAAGAATGTTCCAAGTCCAGTCGCAGAAAACAAAGACGTTAATAAAGAGAGAATTATAGCAAAGAAAACAAAGTATGAGGAGGGATAATAAATGAGTTCATATACAACTACATTGCGCCGCCTCCTTGACCCAGAAGCAAATACTGCTGGCTATGATTTTGTTAAAGGACATTATGTTAACGGTACTTGGGTTCCGGCGCAGATTAACAAGAAAGAAGTTTCAACTCGTTTCACTCTTTGGGATGAGAGTACTACTGGTAAATATCCTCTTATCTTTGATGACCCAGAATGGGAAGGATACGACCCTACTTATCGTTCCAAACTCAATGCAATGATTGTTGATTACTACTGGGGATACGAGATTGGTTCTGAAACTCCTTAGATGTTCAAGTAGAGAATCAATCAGAAAATGAGATTGATTATGCCTTATTACAATTTGTTATTTAAGGCTGAATATGAGAACTTCAAGGACTTTGACCCCAATACTTTCTACAAAGAGAAAGATTACCAGGGCGGCACAGAAAAGAAAATCGGAGAGAGAAAACAGTATGACCACAATGGTTCTGCTACTTATGGTCTTAATCAGGACGGTTCTATTGATAATACTGGTAAGCAGTATAACTTCGATACTCCACAGAATATGAACTCACTTAATGTTGATAGTCCTGACCACATGAGTTCTGCCGCCGTAGTTAAGAATAATCAAGGTAAGGTTTATACACAGAACGGTAAGTATGATGGTGTTAACTTAACTGATGATTATACTTTCAAAGCAGATTAGGCTACTGATACTGATACTTTCAAGAACCGTAAGGATATTGAGAAAGGATATAATACCAGTCGCTATGTACAATACAAAGAATACGTTGAGGCACTTCGCAACATCGAAGAAATGATAATTGATGAATTGCGCGACTGCTTCATGTTAGTATATTAAGGAGGGATGTTAAATGCTTAATTGGCCTATAATTCCTATGGTCTACAATGATTCCTTTACCTACATGGAGTGGTTAGGTAAGCTCACTTACATTGCCGAAAACCACGAGGAAAGAATTGATGATTGTGAGAAAAATATCGTTGACCTCTGGGAAAAAGTAAATGACCACGAATCACGAATTGGCGAACTTGAAGATTGGCGCCGTGATACTGTAGACCCATTCATCGTTGAGACTAATTTCAGACTCGGCGAGCTCGAAGACTGGAGAACAGAAACAGTTGACCCATTTATCACAGCAACAACTGATACTCTTGCTGACCACGAGAACAGAATTACAGCGGCTGAAGGAGATATTGATATTCTTGAAGTTTGGAGAGATGAGGTTATTGACCCATTTGTTACTGATATAACAAATTGGAAGACCAATACAATTGACCCATTCGTAACTGATATCGGTTCAAGAATGACAACTGCTGAGACTAATATTACAAATCTTAGAAGTGACCTTACAGCAGAAACCTCTGCAAGACGTAATGCAGATGAAACACTTTCTCAGAGAATTGGTTCAGTTGAAACAATTGCTAAGGACGCATACAACACAGCTTAGAGAATTGAGATTGTTGAAAAGAATGTTGGTACTGTTAGATACTTCCTTGATACAGCTACAGTTGCTTCAGATGGATACGGCGGCACAAACCTTTCTGTTGTTCTTCCTGACGAAGATTGGGTAACTTGTGATGTTAGATTCCTTGCTGGTTCAAACCCAACAGAATATAGAGTAACAGGTAATATTTCTGATACAACTCTTCTTCCTACTGCTGATAATGGTAAGTATTTTGGCTTTACTTATGACAGCTCTACAAGAACAGTAACAATCAATGTTGACTCAACTGTATGGGCAGCAACAGATATTAAACGTTTCGACTATATTCTTTACAAGGGCGCTCTTACTCAGGCTGCTCAGGACCAGGCAGATATCGACTTCTTCAACGCAATGGATGTTGATGGTAACGGTCTTGTTGACGCACGTGAAGCTTCATGGGCTCTTAGCTACTACGCAGATGCTTCAACTTCTGTAATTCCTTCAAACCTTCACGGAAAGGATGCTTGGACATGGTGGGTTAATAACGTTCACCCAGATTCACAGCTCAATCCTAACTCATTCCCTGACTTCAATGGCGATGGCTTTGTAGACGCAAGAGATGCCTCATGGCTTCTTAGCTACTACGCTTGGCTTTCAACTACAGATACAAGCGGTCTTACAGGTCCACAGTGCATGAAGATGTTCAGAACAGAGTCACTTGGAAACTAATGACAATTAAAGGCGGTAGGGTAATAATCTTACCGCCATTCTTATAAAGGAGAGTGATAATAAATGGCTTTTGCTAATAGTATTATATTATATAATGCCAAAATTAACCACAATGGATTATTCGCTTGTGACTTCGGTGGTTCTGGCGCGACAAGAGATTCTGTGATGGGCGGCACAAGTAATATTGCTACTTATAAATTTGGCTACAGCAGTATGACTTATATGAGAAAAGATAAGGTTATTGTTGTTGATGAAAATGCGGATGTACTTGACGCCGCAGGAGTAAACTATTGTCGTTTTATCAATGGAGATTTTAATAATTCAAGATATATCTATGCGTTTGTTGATGATATTGAATATGTTGCTCCTTAGACTTCAAGACTTCATATTAGAACTGACTGCTGGATGACTTGGTTTGATAGAATTATTCCTAATCAGTGTTTTGTTGAAAGAGAACACGTTGCAGACGATACTTTTTTAGGTAATTATACTCCAGAAAATTTAAGTACTGGAGAACTAAGAAGAAAGAAAAGTATCGCTCTTTTAGGTCATACCTTAAGAAATGATGAAAGTAAATATATCGCAGCATTCAATGTGGCTACTGACCCAAATTAGCTTGAATTGGGCGAATATTTAGGAGCAGTTCGTTTCGGCGGCGTAATATAGGGAACTTGGTGGTATGGTGTTGAAATAGAGAATTTATTGAAATTTTCTAAGTACCTTATTAGTAAAGATGCTACTATTCTTAGTATTAATATGGTTTCAAAAAATTGCTGCTGGCTAAATGATGGAGAGACCGTAGGAGATTATTTTGTATATCATTTAAGAGATGTGTATCCTGCAGAATCAGGATATGAGGGGTCTATATCTGTTTATGTTTAGGGAGACTCTAATGGAGACCCTACTTTATCCAGTAGAGGAACTGCCTGCGGCATTACAGATATTGATGTTCAAGTAGGACCATGGATAAGTGATTTTAAAGGAGTATATCATAATTTAAAACTATTACAATATCCTTTTACTGCCTTTGAATTATTTACTTTTAATAACTCTTCTTCAATTATTCCTCCACATAAAATTACTTATGACACAAATGGCGCAGGAGCCTATACGATTCATATTAGAGATACTTTAGTTGGAGGAAGTACGCCTTCAGAAACTGCAATTATGAGATATAGTTCAGACGGCCCTTTTGAAACTGCTTATTGTTCTCATCAAACTTTTTCAAACTTCCCAACATTATCTGTTACAGCAGATGGCTATGATGCTTTTATGGCACGTAATGCAAATACTGTTAAATATCAAAAGGATATGGCTGAAAGAAATGGTATGTGGAATATGAACCACGCTATTATAAATATGGCAACTGGAATAGATACTTTAAATCCAACCAGTATATTACAAGGATATGAAGGGTTCCGTTCTGCAGGCGATTAGTTAGATGCAGTTGAAGCCAGAATGGCTGATGCAAAAATGGCTCCAGATAGCGTTATTGGTTAGAGTACAGAAGGAGCTTTATTCCAGCTTGATAAAATGGGAGTATATTTTGGCATTTAGCAAGTAGGTCGTCAGATGTTAAGAATGGCGGACAGCTTTTTCGACCGCTATGGTTATGCTATAAATCTAACAAAAACTCCTCAGTGGAATAGCCGCCCTAAGTTCAATTATATTAAGACCGGCGGCGCAAATATTGCAGGAGAAATTCCCAAGAGCGATAAAGAAGTAATTAATAAACTTCTTGATACTGGAATGACTATTTGGCACAGTGCTGCTGATTATGGTACATTCGATGGAGCTAATAACCTCGCTCCTACAAGATAAAAAAAAAGAAAGAGAGCATTAAGCTCTCTTTTTTTATTATAATCCAGTAACTTTAAAGACTCGGTTCTAAGTAAGATATTTAATTCTACCACCGCACCATCTCTGAGTGAAACCAGGATATTTATCGTGCATACCTGTCATAAAGAAGTCTATATTAGCTCCATAACGGTGCTCTTTATCATATAAAGGAGTATAGATTTTATAAGGCATTAAGCTGTTTAATTTCTTAATATATGCCTTCATTGGGTCTTCTTCTCCTTCGGCTTTTAAAATGTTAATGTAAATATCTTTATACTTACACATCTTATCGTATTCTTCTTTATTACCATGCTCTCCAAGCTCATGTAAATCCCAGTCGTTCTTAACCCAGTCTATGCACTGAAGGTCCTCGTTTAGAATTGGGAAGTAGCTGTCATCATCATCAAATATAACGAACTTATCAATACTATCTCTTATAAAGTCTATCTCAGGATATTCATATTTTTGAGAGAAAAGGTCATAATCAACCTCAAAGTCACCAGTGATAGCAACTTGGTTTCCTGCAACCTTCTGAACAACAGGAACTTCACTTTCTTCCTCATAAGCAACAGAATCCCATAAGAAACAAACTTTAGCACTCGTATTGCCGTCACCCCATTGGTAGACTTTACCTTGTTTAAGTTCTTGCTTATCAACATCAATGCCAAAGCCGCGCAAGATAGGTGCTTGTTTACTGTCCTAATTGAGGAAGTTTCCAAGAACAAAAACCTATCCATTTCTATGACGGAAGACAGTTGAAACGATAGACATAAGCGCAGAATATTCATTAGCTATATAGTCATTTATACCGTTCTCGATAACCTCTTCCAAAACGATTCTTGTAGTCTTAGGGTCAAAGACGGCAGACTTAACTTTATTTGAAAGACTCAAATAACAAACATAGCCGAATGGCTTACCGTCTATTGTGTACATATCTTTATTCTATCCGCTACTATGGAACTCAATAACATGATTTCTTTCTTTATAGAAAGGGTCTTTATCCTTATCATAGTTTTCATTCTCTGTTACTGAATAATCAAATGAATCGAACCATGTTTCAAGTGCCATCTTAAC